CATTCGATCTACAGATTGATGATATTATTGAAGAAGCATACGAGAGATGTGGTATTCGAACCAATAGTGGTTATGACATAAGAAGTGCTAGACGAAGTTTAAATCTTTTATTTTCAGAATGGGGTAACAGAGGTGTTCACCTTTGGAAAGTAAAAATGAATCAAATTCAATTTACTGCTGGAGTTGCAACATACTCAGTTCCTACTCAAGTTAATGATGTTTTAGAAGCTTATATTTCTTCTAGTGGTGCAGTAAATGGAACTTTAAATACTGCTTTAACTAATGTTGCAACAAGCGTTGTACTTACAGATTCTACTGGATTTGCATCAAGTGGAACAATTCAAATAGGATTAGAGTTTATTACCTACACTGGAAAAGCTGGAAACACATTAAGTGGAGCAACTAGAGGAGCTCGTGGTTCGTTAGCCGTGGCTCATGTAGCAGGTGTACCAGTACAGAATATAACTGGTTTTGGAACTGCAAGTACACAAGATGTTGCTTTGACAAAAATTGATAGATCAGCTTACTCTGCTTTACCTAATAAATTAACAACTGGACAACCCTCTCAATATTTTGTTGATAGACAAACACAACCAACAATAAGTTTATATCTTGCTCCAAATGCATCTACTTATACAACATTAAAATATTATTCAATTGATAGAATTGAAGATGCTGGATCTTACACAAATAATCCAGATGTTCCTTTTAGATTTTTACCATGCATGTGTTCTGGTCTTGCATATTATTTATCACAAAAAAAATCTCCAGATAGAATTCAATTATTAAAACAACTTTATGAGGATGAGTTATTAAGAGCATTAAATGAAGATGGTTCAAGAACTTCAGTTTATATTTCTCCTCAAACTTATTTTGGAGATGGTGTATAATGAGTTTTGCAAGTGGAAAAAGATCACTAGCTATATCTGATAGATCAGGTCAAGCATTTCCCTATAGAGAAATGGTAAAAGAGTGGACTGGTGCATTAGTACATATATCAGAGTTTGAACCAAAGCATCCTCAGATTGATCCACCTTATCACAAAGCAGATGCTGTAGCTTTACAAAATCCAAGAACTATGAAGTTTCAACAACCAACAGATATATCAACTATAAATCCACAAGCCCCAAATGATGATACTATTGCAGATTCTGGTGGAATATTTGTAGGGGTTGCTAATCTTTCTTTACCAGGAGATTTTGCATTTAGAACTCAAGACTTTGAAGTAACTTCAAATGGAATCACAACAACTATACATAGTATGTTTCCAGAAGATCCTTCATTACAAAATAGAAGAAGGCAGCTTAAAGCATCACTAGGTTCTGTGGGGGTTAGTATTACATAATGGCTATTACATACGCAAATTTTTTAACTCAAGTGAGAAATTATACAGAAGTAGATAGTAATGTTTTGACTGATGCAATTATTCAAGACTTTATTAAATCAGTAGAATTAGATATAGCTGGTAAAGTTGATTACGATGATTTAAGAAAATATGCTACTTCAAATTTTACAGCTGGAAACAGATATGTAATTTTACCTGCTGATGCTATTATTGTAAGATCAGTGCAAGTTATAGATAGCAGTGATAACAGAACTTTTTTAGAAAAAAGAGATACTAGTTTTATTTCAGAATTTGCTCCAAATGATACAGTGACAGGAACTCCTAAATATTGGGCAAACTGGGAGGATAATGTTCAACAAGGACCAGTTATTTTAGTGGCTCCTACACCAGCAACTGCAGATACAGTTCAATTAAATTATATTAAATCTCCTCCAGAATTTACTAGTACAACAAATACTTTTCTATCTACAAACCAAGAATCCATGTTATTACATGGAGTATTATCAGAGGCTTTTAGATTTCTAAAGGGGCCTGACAATCTATACAACCTCTATAATTCAAAGTATAATGAAGAAACACAAAATTTTGCCCTACAACAAATGGGTAGAAGAAGACGAGGAGAATATCAAGACGGAGTACCAAGAGTCAAAGTCGATTCTCCGAGTCCATAAATTAATTAAGGAGAATAATTATGGCAATAACAACTAATGCAATCTGTGATTCTTTTAAAAAAGAATTACTACAAGGCAGTCACGATTTTGATGCATCAACAGATACATATAAACTAGCGATGTATACAAGTTCAGCGACTTTAGGAAAATCAACAGCAAACTACTCTACTAACCCAGGTGGTGGATCAAACACTGAAGTAACTTCAAGTGGATATGTTGCAGGTGGTAAAGCACTTGTCAATCAAGGTGTAAAAGTATCTTCATCTGTAGCAATTACTGATTTTGCTGATCTATCTTTTATAGGAGTAACTCTTACTGCAAGAGGTGCATTAATCTATAACACAACTACAAATGGTGGTTCAAATACTACTGATGCTGTTGCTGTGTTAGATTTTGGTGGAGATAAAACTGCAACTTCTGGAACATTTACAATTCAATTTCCAGCGTTCACAACATCTGCTGCAATATTAAGATTAGCTTAATTTAGGGTCTTGAAGCTATGGCCAACTATACTTACACAGTAACCGTAGCTTCAGGAAACTTATATGGTGGAGGGACTGGAAACGTCTTTTATTTAGACGGAACCAGAAATGCTACAGGCCCAGGCACTGTCAATTGGGTTGAGGGAGGAACTTTAAGGTTTGAACAAAGTAATGCCTCAAATGATAATCATCCTTTAATTTTTTCTACAACTACAAGCAGAGATCAATACCTTACATCAGGGGTAACATATTATTTAGATGGTGCCTCTAACTATTTAAACTACGTAAACACAACAAACTTTAATGCTGCTACTACTCGTTATGTAGAAGTAACACCATCATCAGCAACTGATTTTTATTATCTTTGTTATGTGCATGGTATTGGTATGGGTGGAATATTTGATATTGAATCAAATGTTTGGGGTGGATTATCTTGGGGTAATAGTGTTTGGGGAGACCAAGGTCATATTGATGTATCGGTCACAGGAGTATCATTAACATCAACTATTGGAAATGAAACTCAAAAAATTGATCATCAAGAAGATGTAGTCGGACAGCAATTAACATCTTTACAAGGCACAACTGTTGGAGGAACATCTGCTTTAGTTCAACTTACTGGAAGTTTAGAGTCTATGGCAATAGGCTCAGTCGTGACTGGATTTGGAGTAAATGTAGGTGGAAGCTCAATAACATCATCAAGTGGAAGTGTAACTATTGATGAAAGCACTTTGACTGGAGAAGGTTGGGGAAGATCATCGTGGGGAGAATTTGCATGGGGTGTAAATTATTCTGTTGCCTTAACTGGACAAACTTTAACTTCTAGTCTTGGAAATGAAACAGCATTTACTGATGTAACAGTAAACGTTACTGGACAACAATTAGGACTTACTCAAGGTTTAATTTCATTAGTAGGAGATTTTGGTATTGTAGTTTTTGCAGCTGAAGATCAGTTAGATTTTACTATTGGAACTCTTACATTAAATGCAGATGCTACTGTTGATGTTACGACTGTCGGTACTTTAACTGCATCAGTAGGAACCACAGTAGTAGGTCAAAAAACTCCAGTGGATGTAACTGGAATTCAAATAACTTCTTCATTGGGTACTATAACTTTAGAGCAAACCACAGTTGAACCAGTATTAGGTCAATCTATAACAATGTCATTAGGAGAAAATGCTGGAATACCAGGACAACTGGTAGAAATAGGTGGGTTACAATTATCAAGCTCAATAGGCTCTGTAGTGGTGGAAGGCACCGCAGGAATTGATGTAACTGGGATTCAAATGACGGCTTCGATAGGAAATGCTAATATTACATCTTGGCAAGAGATAAATCCAGGTGTTACAAATGTTTGGACAACAGTTGATTTAGCAGCTTGATTAAGGTAAAATTATAATATTTAGGAGATAAAAATTTATGACATCGGCATATTCAACAGATTTAAAACTTGAACTTATGGTCACTGGCGAAAACGCTGGTACATGGGGAGATAATACAAATAATAACTTAAACTTAATTCAACAAGCAATTGCAGGCGTAGAAACTGTAACTCTTTCAAGTGGTGGAACTTTAGCTTTAGCAATGACTGATAAAACTATTTCTAATGCTAGAAATATGGTAATCAAATTTGCAACAGCATCAATTGCTGCTAGTACAATTTGTACTATTCCAGATAGTATAGAAAAATTTTATATTTTTGATGCAACTGGATTAACTAATCCTACAAACCTTACAATTAAAACAGCTTCTGGAACTGGTTTTGTTTTAGATGCTGCTAAAATTTATGCGGCATATTCTGACGGAACAAATTTAAACGAAATTTCATTAGACACTTTAGGTGGCACAGTTGCTGCTGCTAATATTACAGGAACAATCGCAACTTCACAAATTGCAGATGACGCTGTGACATTAGCAAAAATGGCACCAGGTACAGATGGAAATATAATTTCTTATGATGCAAGTGGTAATCCAGTTGCAGTAGCAACAGGAACATGTGGTCAAGTTTTAACTTCAGCAGGTGCAGGTGCACCTCCAACTTTTGCTGACGCTGCTAGTGGTGGAACATCATGGGTTACAACTAAAAAAACTGCAACTTTTACAGCAGTTGCTGGTGAAGGTTATTTTTGTGATACAAGTGGCGGTAGCTTTACAGTTAATTTACCAGCAGGTGCTGCTGGAGCAATAGTATCAGTTAATGACTATGCAAGAACTTTTGGAACAAATGCTATAGAAATTGCTCCAGATGGAACAGAAAAAATTAGTGGTGTAAATGCTGCTTTAACTGGAGCAGTAAATGGACAAACATTAGAACTTGTGTATGTAGATTCAACACAAGGTTGGATTAATACAGTTGATACTGATGCAGGTCTTGTACCAACTTTATTTTTTGCAGCAACAGGTGGAACAGAAGTAACTACTGGTGATTTTAAAACACATATTTTTACAGGCCCAGGAACTTTTCAAGTTTCAGGCACAGCTCCAGGTCCTTCAGGTAATCCCAATAAATTAGAGTATTTAGTAGTAGCAGGTGGAGGAGCTGGTAATGGTTCTCCTGATGGAAGTACTCCAGCTTATGTAGGTGGTGGTGGTGGTGCTGGTGGAATGAGATTTAATTATCCAGGCACTTGTTTTACAGGTGTAGCAGGAGGTTTTGAAATAGCAGTTGGAGCAGGCGGTACTATACAACCAAGTGTTCCAGGAAGCGTTTCAACATTTTCAACAATAACATCAGCAGGCGGTGGTGGACCAAATGCTGCTGGTGGATCAGGTGGTGGTGGAAGTTCTACTCCAACTAGTAGTGGGGCAGGCGGAGCAGGAAATACACCTCCTGTTAGTCCTCCTCAAGGTGCAAACGGTGGACCTAGAGCCCTTGGCCGATATGGTGGAGCAGGTGGCGGTGGCGGTGGAACATGTGGTACAGCTGGTTCAGGAGTTACTGGCGGACCTGGTACACCAGTAGCCGATGCATTTATAGGACCAGCAGTTTCATCGTGTTTTGGTACACCAGGACCTGCTGCAGGAAGATTTTTTGCTGGCGGTGGCGGTGGTGCTTTAATACAACCAGTATCTAGTGGTAACGGTGGATCTGGTGGTGGTGGACCTGGAACTGGAGGTGATACTCCTAGCCCTGGTCCCGCAGCGACTTCTGGAACAGTTAATACTGGTGGAGGTGGTGGAGGTGCAGCTAGATATCCCGGAGCAGCAAATGGTGGTCAAGGTGGTTCAGGTATAGTAATGATAAGGTACAAATTTCAATAGGAGATAATTATGGCACATTTTGCAAAATTAGGAACTAACAATAAAGTTATATCAGTATTAACTTTAAATAATTCTGATATGCTTAACGCTGACGGTGTTGAAGACGAAAGAGTAGGGCAAGAATATTTACAATTACATAATAATTGGCCTGCAGAAATGTGGATTCAAACATCTTACAATACATATGGTGGTACACACAATAATGGTGGTACACCTTTTAGAGGAAACTATGCAGGTATAGGTCATACTTGGGACGAAGATAATAATATTTTTTGGCCTAAAAAACCTCACGCTTCTTGGGTAAAACACATCGAATCAGCTTCTTGGAAATCACCAATTGGTGATGCTCCAGCATTAACAACTGAACAAGAATCACAAAATACAGCTGATACTCATATGTGGAATTATTCTTGGAATGAAGCTAACACAACTTGGGACTTGACAGACGATCTAGCATAAATTAAAAATGGTGGTGGTATGCAGAAGAAAGTCTTAACAGAGCAATCATTATATTACGGTGATGTAGCAATGCCTAAAGATTGGGACATTGATCGAGATAAACTACAAAACGATATATTAAAATCAGTAATTCGAAAAAAAGATTTTCCTTACTCAAAACCTTGGAATATATTAAACACTTATTTAAGAGAACATATTGGTGTTGAACATAATTTTACTTTAATTAATAAAAATATGTGGGGAAATATATATAAACCAAACGAAACTACAGTTCCATTATTAACTGTAGATCCAGTAGATTTACGCAACTCACCAGATTATACATTATTATACGGTGTAAAAGTTAAAAATTGTTTTGTTAAAATATTTTATGATGACAATAGACGTAAAAATAGATCTTGGGATATAGAACTTAAAAACAACATGTTTATATTGTTTCCATCAACTAATATGTATTATCTAACTAACAATCAAAAAGATTCATTAAATTTTGTACACACAATAACCTATGAATATATCTAATTACTATTGGTATTTTAGTGGTGTGCTTACACCAAAATTTTGTGATGATGTAATAGCTTATGCAAATTCACAAGAAGAATCAATGGCTAGAACAGGTGGATATGATGAGAAAAAATTAAACAAGGATCAAATTAAAAATATGCAAATAAAAAGAAAATCAGATTTAGTTTGGTTAAATGAGGAATGGATATATAGAGAAATACGGCCATACATTCATATGGCTAATAAAAATGCAGGTTGGAACTTTGAGTGGGATAGATCAGAATCTTGTCAGTTTACAAAATATAAACATAATCAATATTACGATTGGCATTGTGATGCTTGGGATAAACCTTATGAAAAAGAAGGGCCTGACAAAGGTAAGATTCGAAAACTATCTATGACTTGTCAATTAACAGATGGTTCAGAATACAGAGGTGGAGAACTAGAATTTGATTTTAGAAACTACGATCCACATATGAGAGATGAAGCTAAACATTTAAAAAGAGCAAAAGAGATTTTACCTAAAGGATCTATCATTGTGTTTCCTTCTTTTGTATGGCACAGAGTTAAACCAGTAACATCAGGCACAAGATATAGTCTTGTTGTTTGGAACATAGGACAACCATTTAAATGATGCAGGGTAAAGCTACAGTTA